CCACCGACCCCTACCATCCCGGCGACACCGCCCTCACCCGTGCCACGCTCGAAACGCTACAGGACCACGGGCTTGGCATCTGCACATTGACCAAGGGCGGATCACGCGCGTTGCGCGATCTCGATCTATTCCGCCCGAAGCGCGATGCGTTCGCCTCGACGCTGACGTCCCTGGACGAGCGGTTTTCAAAAAAATGGGAGCGCAACGCCGCACTGCCCGACGACCGCATCGCCGCACTGCGCAAATTTCACGAGGCCGGAATCTTCACGTGGGTTTCACTTGAGCCGACGCTCGACATCGACGCCTCGCTTGCCATCGTCGAGGCCACGCACGGCTTTGTCGATCTCTACAAGGTTGGCCGCGTCAACTATCTGCCGATGACCAAAACGACCGATTGGCAGGACTACACGCTGCGCATGCTCGACGTGCTCGCCCGCCTTGGCGCGAAGCACTACATCAAAAAAGACCTGCAAAAATTCCTGCCTTCCGGTTACCCGAATCCGCTGCGCGTCCCGCAGCACCATTGACCCGTTCCCACCGAAAGCCGAAGGCGAGCCGCTGCATCAAGCGGTGAAACCCGTTTGGCTCCTTGCCCTTGCTTGGCCGATAGACGATGCCGCTGCATCGCATCTGCCACTCCGATGGCTCTGGCGGGGTCAACACGCGAAACGTCCCGTTATCCATCAGCCGCCACCACCTCGTTCACCACGGGCCTTCCTACGGGGTCCGCGCCAGCGTTCCCGCGCAGGACAAGGCCGACATACAGCACTTTCGCTTTTGACGTTCCTTCCGCCTGCCATTGCCGCTCGACGGTGCAGCCGATCCGCTTGGCGACGCCATAGATCGCGCGTTGGATGATGTCGTCGCGCCAGCGTTGCAGGCCGGATATTTTTCCGGTCATGCCGGCGGCAACCGCCATCGCGTTCGGCAAACCACCCTGCTTGAGCTTCACCAATGTGCCATCGGTGAAAACGATACCGATCCTCTCGTCCGCCTGGACAGCACGTCGCGCCGAGAGGATCAGCATTTGATGCCACGCCGAACCAAAGGCATCGAAATCGAAAATTGAAAACCGGTTGAGATCAATCGCCCGCATGACGCGGCGATTGTCGCAGACGAACAACGTGCGCCCGTCGCGGCACCACTCCGTGTCGCAGCCGACGTAGCCCGCCGCGTTGTGCCAGACCTCGCGAAACATCTCGCCTGATCCGGCATAGGCGTCGAACACGTGCGCGGTGCGGCCGATGGCGGCGAGCACGTTGTGCCGGATCGTGATCTTGGCGCTCTTGCCGCCGCGATGGTTGCGGATGCGCACCTGTGTGCGCGTTACGCGCTTTGCCCATCGCCGTTCCGCCATCTAGTCCTCGAGCCCGATGGTGCCGATCTCGACCTCGACCGCAGGCATGTCCGACATCATGTCGGTGAGACGCTTGAGCGCCACCGCCTGATCCTTCAGCGGACCGCGCACGGAAATCCAGAACCGGTCATTGAGATCGCTGACCGGGATTTCCGAAACGACCGACGGCAGTTCGTCGATCATCAGCTTTTGAATCTCGTCGGCATCGAAGCCGAGGCCCTCGATCCCCTCGCCGATGCCGCGCAGCGCCTCGATCTCCTGCCGCAGCAACTCCTCGTCCCACGCCGAATTGAGCGCAATGCGATTGTCGGCCAAGGCCAGGGCGCGGCATTGCGCGTCGGTCAGCCCGACCAATTCGATGACCGGCGCTTCGGTGAGGCCGATTTTCCGCGCGGCGGTGAAGCGCCCTTCGCCCGCAATGATCAGCGAATCCTTATCGACTAATATCGGGTTGACGAACACGAACCGCTCGATGGATCGGGCGATCTCGTTGACCTGCTCCGGGCCGTGAACGCGGGCGTTGCGCTCGTTCAGCTTGAGCGAGGCGAGCGACCGATATTCGATCTTGATGCGCTTGCCCGCCATGATGATACCTCACGACGAAAACGCCGACCCGAGGGACACGGATCGGCGCAGTATTTTCGGGGGGTTAGAATAAGAAATTTCAGGCGCACGTCTGCCCCGGAAAAATCTCGCGCGTAGAATCATCGGATTGTCGTCCTATTGTCAACGGGTTGCCTGTTGCCGCTTGCGTCTGCCGTTGCGATGCGTCCGGCTAAACCACGGGAAGTGCTTGCGGATTTCCGCCAGCGCCGAGGACGGCAGCATCCGCGTTTTTTTGTTGGTAACCAGCGCCCGGATCACCACGCCGCGCAATTCGCTCATCACCGCCCAATACGGCTTGACCGATTCGCGCCGCCGCAGCCGCTCCTGGCGATGCGCCTTGTAGGCCCGATTGAACGCCGCGAACTCGCCCGTCTCCTGCAACACCGCCAGCGTGTCGTCGAGAAACCTCGCATAGACCCGAGCGCGTTCGAGCGCCCGCTTGTGCGGGGTCAGCGCGATGCCCCGCGCCTTTGCCAGCGTCTCGATCACTGTCACCGTTTCATCAAGTGTCAGCGCCACGAACGGCGCTTGCGCAATATCGACGAGCACCTGATAGCGCGGCGACCACGCGACCCACCCGAACGAGAGGGTCGGCGAAATGGCTTTGCGTAAATTCCGCAACGCCTTGTCGAGATCACGCGCCACGCCGACGCTGACCGGCTTGCCCTGGTCGACGCTCACATAGATGGCGGATGCACCGATGGCCGAGAGATAGGTTTTCGCGGCGTTGCCGAGACGTTTAGCCGACACCTTGTTCCGCCACCGGCTGCTGCTCTGCCGGTTGCTGTGGTCCGTTCGCCGGCGGCTGGTGCGGCAGGACAAGTTCCTCGATCTTGTCGACGCGCCGGTTCAGTGCCGCGACCGATTTTTCCAGCAACGCGAGCCGGATCGTGTAGGTGTCCTTGCTCGCCTTGCGCTTCGCCTGCTTCGCTTTTTTCTTCGCCATTGCTCTCTCCTTCGGGTCGAAACTGATTTTCGCCAGCGTGACCGGTCGTTTGCCGGTCTGTGTCGCGCCGCCCATGAGGCCGTGCAATTGGTTTCGCGTGAGCCTTTTCATTGTCGACCCGCCAATTTGGTGCGGCGTCGTTCGATTGCCCCGTCGATAGCTTCTTTTAGTTTTTCCAGCGCGACAATTTCCGCGGCGTCCTCAATTTGGTCGTCACTCAAGTGTTCCGCGTCGAGCATTTTCGCCAACGGGATGCTCGCAAGGTGCGAGTGTTCCCAAAACGTAACGATTTCGAGATACGGCGGCTCGCCATCGCGGTCGTTAAACCAAATTGCAATTTCAAAATCATTCAGTTGGTAGCGCAAAAGCCCGCCTTGTGGCGCGTTAAGGTCGAGGCTTTCTGCTAGGTCATCAAAGTCAAAATCGGACTCTCTGAGTTCGGCAACGCGAAACGGGCACCAATAAAACTTGTCAGACATCAGAACACCGTCACCCGATCCACGATCAGTTGGTCAGCGATGTTGTCGCAAAATTTCCAGTTAAGCTGCCGCCATTGATCGACATCGCCACCGTAATTGCGCCGACGGATTTCCCGCTCAAGATCGCCGTCGAATGACGTCACCCTAGCGCAGACGTTGACGATCAAAACGTGCCGGTCCTCGCGCAGATATTCCATCGGCCAGCCGATGGCCTGTTCCATCTGCGAGATTTCCTTCGCCGACGGCAGGATGCGCGTCCGGTTCGCCTCACGCTGCATCGCTTCCAGTTCGCCCGCGCCGAGCATCGCCAGCAAGTCGTGCCACTCAACGCGGTACGACGGCCACCATCGACCGAAGGTGCGCGGATAGGGCGAGCGCCACGGCATTTTCGACAGGATGCGCCATGCGTCAGCAAGCCTGACCTGTACGTGCGGTCCGGTCCATTGCGGCGGAATGAACTCAGGCGCCGGGACGCCGTCCAATGGCGACCAATCGTCGATGACCTCGCGCCCGGTGAACAGTCGCGCCATCACTTCACCTTTTCCCGCATCCGGTTTTGCCTGCGCAATTTTTTGATCTCGCTCGAGGCGCGTAAAAACCGAATCCGTTCGACCGGCGTCCGATGCTTCCGCGCCAGATATTTTGCGGGCAGGTTTGTGAAGGCGAGGTCGTAGACCAGTTGGCCCTCTGGCGTTCGCCCGTACACGATCTTGTCGTCGTCACCGATGACCATCAAAATTCTCCCGGCCATTGCCTCTCAGCCTTGCCTACGCTGGTCCAATGCCCGCCACCCTTCAGGTGGATCGTTGAGCAGCATTTGCGTCAGCGTACGGCGCTTTAATGCGGCCTCGTGTTGCTCACGTTCGCGCAGCACCTCGTCGGGGATGAAGTCCGCCGCCGTCATCACCCGATGATCGCAATTTTCGCGGGTGCGTTGCTTCGGGATTGGCGGGGTTGTTCTGCGGAGATTGCCGCCGCCTGGTCGGGCGCGATCTTCAGGCTCACGCCGCGCCCAATTCCGGCGCGACATCTCGTTGCGGCGTCTGCGGAAATGTTCGTCGAGCACAGAGCGGAGGAGAAACGGGGTCGTATCGAGCCGCAGGGCGATCTGATTCCACGAAAAGCCTTCGGCGTGTAAGCGCCGCGCTTCCTCGATCCGGTCAGGCGTCAGTCGGTGCGCCATAACGTCCTCCAAGCGGTTCAAAGGTACTTAATTGTTTCACGTCGAACATTTCGATGCGGCTGAGAATCCAGCGCACCACCGGCACCGCCATCGAATTGCCGAGCGCCTTGAATCGCGGGCCATCGGCGGCAGGCTTCCCGCGATAGGTGACCAGCGTGTAGTCGTCGGGAAATCCCTGAAGTCGCTCACATTCTCGCGGCATCAACCGTCGCACCGCCGATCCGGCCAGCAACAGAGGATCTTGATCGCCCTTGTCAGTTTCCTTGGTCAGCGGCGGGACCGTTTCGGCCGGCGCACCGTCCTTGTCGCGCGTGTAATGCGACGGCTTGAACGCCACGGCATGCTGGTGCTTGCTTTGCAGCGAGAACATCGGATCGCCTGGTTCGCCGATGCCAAGGCCGTCCTTGGCCTCGTGGCCTTCGCGACCGGTCCGAGCTCCTGCCTCGAGCACCGGCACGACATTGCGCAGCCGGAAATTGTTGCGGCCTTCGTGCGTGTAGGTGCGGCCTTCGCTGGTGCTGATCGGATCAGCGACGACGATCAGGTGGCCGTCCTTGGTGTCGCTATCGACGCCCTTGTGATCGCGCTCCTGGAGCGCCCATGCCACCTCGGCGATGTCGGGCGCGACCGTCATGCCGCCGTCGGCGAGGAAATCGGTGCCCCACCCTGCGCCGCCGCCATCAGCGCGAGCCTCAAGTGTTGGGGCAATTCTTTGCCCCGACGCGCGGCGCGGCGGAGAATCCCCGCACAGGCTTTCCGGCTCAAGAAGTACCGCTGCGGGACCGCGCCAGTTTCCAGCGTGTCCGACAAAAAACACACGCTCGCGCCGCTGCGCCAGACCGGTGTATTGCGCGTCCAGCACTGACCACGCGCCAGAATACCCGAGTTCATCCACTGCTCGCAGGAAAAGCCCGAAGTCTCGTCCTGCGGCGGACGACAGTAGACCGGGGACGTTCTCGAAAACGAACCAATCGGGTTTAAGTCGAGCAACAATTCCCAAGGCAACGAGCGCCAAGTTGCCGCGCGGGTCATCCAGCCCGAGACGGCGTCCGGCGACGCTGAATGACTGACAGGGGCTTCCGAAAACAAGGCAAGCTGGTCGCCCTGCCCTTTCCGCCCTTTCGACAAACGCTGACCCACTGACGTCTCCGATATTGAGCGACCGCGGGTGGCGCTTTGCCATTACCGCGTTCGCGAACCTGTCGATCTCCGCATGCCAGAGCCATTGCCAACCTGGCATCGCCACCTCCGGTGCCCCGATCCCCGAGAACATCGTCGCTGCGATCATTTTTTACTTTTCCCTGCTTTCCTCGTTTTCCTCTTTGTGCGTTGGCACGGCATTTGCGCTTGAGATTCTTACTTGGTGAATGTCTCGCCCTTTTGGTTAGCTTTTGCCTAGGAAGCGTCTGGCCTCCGAGAACCGTTCGACATTGTCGCGGCCACGGCTCATGCGACCGCCCTTCGCGCCGTAGACCTGCCGCTTCAGCCTGAGGTCACTTGCTTTTTTGAGTTCAGCTTCGATGCGCTCGTGCCGCCAATCGGGCGTGAACATTGCAGCAAGTTCTGACCTATTGGTTGACCATTGCTTCACGGTCATTGCCGTGACGCGGCGTCTGCCAGCGTCCGTGTCGGGCAACTTGCCCTTGGTCCAATACTCCATGATCAAAAGCATGTACGCGCCGTG